TTTAATTAGAGGTTTCTCAATAACAGGACCATAGAGGTAACCTTGAAGATTGAAGTCCAGAGTCCAAATCTGCGCGCGACGATCAGCAGTGAAATCACCCTCATAATTATCTTCAGGATAAACACTTTTAAGCGAGATTGGAATATCTATAGTCAGATTTATTTCAGGAATGAGATGCACGGTAGGTGTGTAGTCTGGCGTGAAGAATGGGAGGATTTGTTCAACAATTTTCAAGTTATCTTCTGTATTCTTCGCATAAACATAAAGTCGGAAATTGAAGTCATAAGCTACAGGAACAAATTGTGTAAAGACATGATCAGCATCATCGCCTTTACGAACATATCTGTTTATCTTAGGTAGTTTTCTATCTCCATTATAATACGCTCCAAGATACTCAAACGACATTCTTGGCAAAGTAATAGCAGTTTCTCTATCAATTGCTGGGTCTTGTTTCAAACGTGCAATAATCTTATCCTTTGGAGCAAAAGATAAAGGCACCTTCATAGATTGCAACTGAGTACCATCACTAGCCGTTCTGCTAATGTTGATATTATCAAATAGTAATCCAAAGACAATACTATATCGCTTTATTAGTTGGAAATAAAAATTATGACCTAAGATGGTAGTAAATCCTTTAGTTCTTTTCAGTCATGTATGTGGTAATTATTACAGTTAGACAAATGAATCCAACACAAATAACCAGAGCGAGTTCCCATCCCATAATGTTTTCCTTTCGTTTTTAGTGTTCAATTTCTCCAAAAGGGTCACTTTCAGAAAAATCAATGATATCGCTGACATTATCCGTCAATGTTGCATTATCGTCGGGTTCAGCTGCATCTTGATATTTATATGGACTACGCACAATGATGTGACCTTGATCTGTTTTAATTGGCTGTCTTAGATCAGTAAGAATACCATAATCATAGATATTCGTTGAGAATTTCGCATTGATTTCATCTATCTCAGGTATGCCAGTATCAAAGTGTTCGTTACTGTATTCATAAAGTTCGCAATACATATCAAACGTAGGCAGAATAACTAAAGGATAATGGATCGGTTTGTTCTGAATATACTTTATTTCAAATGCTTTTTGATTGAGAGGATAATAAATCAAATCTCCTTCACGGGGACGAATTAAATCAGTCTCTCGCCCAATGAGGTTGTCAAATGTGCGTTTGGCTACGGTGAATGTGATTTGATCACGAATTTCAACGCCAAATTTAGAAAAGAGGTTTCCTTCTCCCTCAAATCCATCATAGGTCTTGACATATAACTCAATATAGAAAGTTTGACGAAATGTTGAAATATCTGACTGACCAAAAATAGCATCCTCTGTTTCTCTTATTCTAGGTAAATAGATCATATCTATACCATAGATTTTGATACTTTCAACAATCAAGTCTTGAAGTAATTCTTGTTCGTTACTAGCCCCGACGTTATTGAAAAAAGTTGATGTAGCCATTATTTTCTTTTCTTCGGTTCTATGCCAATCTCATGACCATATCGCTTTATTGCATGTGAGATTTCATTAGGAAGAATATCCATATCTTTTCCTATATCCCTTGGTTTTCCTTTATGTTTCGTATGAGAAGCTTTCAAAGCTTGTAAGGATTCAGCGTCCCATCTATAGCGTTGCCCTTTTCCACTACGTTTTGGAGCATCAGGATAATGATATCTTATTGTATCAAAAACTTCTTTATGTGATCTATCGTTTCCATGAACATCATTAAGTCTCTTTGCAATTTCTTTATGGGATAAATCTGGATTACTGGCATGAGTTTTTAGATCATGAAGTTCTTCTTTAGGCCATGCTGTTCTTCTGGATTCTAATCCTAATTTGGTTTTGAATCTTTTATAAAGACCTTTGACATTATTTGGTTTTATTCCCATCCTCGCCCCAATTTCTTTATTAGATAAACCATTCTTAACATGGCCAGCAAATTCAGCTTTTCTTTCTTTTGTCCATTTAGAATTACCTTCATTGAGAAATTGTTTGAATTTCATCATAGAGGTTATCCCACGAGTCCAGGGATTGGTAAGCTCCAGGTGTTGTAAAGTTCTTGTTCTAATCGCAGTTTTTCCTCAACAGCTTCATTATAGATTTGTTGCCCATTGAAGATAACTCCCCCGACCATTGGCACCATACCATATTTCTTCAAGTTGTTACCCCATTGCTCTTTGACTAAGCATGTTGTATAACGTTGAAGCCAACGGTCGGACCACACTTCGGGAAAGTCTTCGGGGCTGATTTTCTTATAAGTTTCAAGAATGAGGTATGTTCCGATAGCGACCGCATCCCAAGACATATCAATCTCGCAGCGGTCTTTGTATTTGTTGAAGCGAAGTGGTTGCTTACCCACAAGAACCTCTTCAATGAGGGCGATGTTCTGGCGCACGATATAGTAATCAGGAACCCATAGGTTTGACAACTGGTAAATATCATTCATGGCAATCTGATAGCGGATGTTGAAGATGCTGCTGACACTGGATTCAGCTATTCCAACATCAAACATATTGACGACGCCAGTGATATCTGCGGGCAATGGCACAAATCCGCCTAGTTCAGCCACCACGTTGGCAAAGGTGCCTCCAGAGGTCTGAATCGCGACCGTAGGGGCTGTTCCGAAGCCCTTGCCGTTATCTGTGAAGCTCACAGCTGTAATAAAACCGTTGCCGTTGGTTGTGATCGTTCCATTGGCTGCTAGGCCACCGCCTCCAGAGAACACAAGAGGATCAGAATTACTATACCCAATGCCCCCATTTTCAATTGTCAAGCCATAGATTCTGTCAGGATAGTTGTTGGCTACAATAACATGCTTAAAGAAAGCCTTTTCTGTGCCCTCAAAATGAAAGTCCCAGAAAGTCACAAGAGCAACGTCAATACAATCGTCTACTTGTTCATCAGCCACGTTGATTTCAATAGTAGGCTCCCCAAGTCGTCTCTTGCAGAAGGCGCCAAATTCAGCTCTTGTTGTTGGTATAGCCATGGTTTATCCTATGAAAACGTTGATGAATTTATTTAGTAAAAAGAAAAAGGGGCTTTTGGCCCCTTTCTTATGCGTCACTCGGTATCCTTTGGGTATCCGCGCTTCACGCACGAATCAGTAGTATAAACTGACGGCAAGGCGCTCTTACAACCGATCTGTCGCCTTGATTATATTTTCTTCTTATTTCTTTCCTGAAGAAACCATCATCATTTTATGACTCCTTGCGGCTTCATTCAATGTGAGTTTCTTTTCAGCTACTCTCTGAACAAGTTTTGGATCAGGTGCCACAGTATCATGAGCAACCACACCATTCAACTTCAAGAGAGACATGATTACATCCACAAGTGCGGAAACATTAGTGGCAGCTGGGCCTGTTCCGAAAATGGGTGCAATTAGCTTACTCCACCAAGTATCTTGCATCTTTGCAGGTTGTGGAAGGCCAAGCCAACCAACAACAAGCGCGATGACAGTTTGAACCCATGGCATGGAAAGATATGCAATCAGTGTTTCTAGCATGTTTTATAAACTCCTATAGGTTAGTATGATCATATCTGTATTTAGGTTATCAAAGATGTAAAAAAAGCCATACCTGAAAATATACTCCAATAAGGAGGCCGAGAGCTAACCATATGAAAGACGTAGATTTTTTTGACTCTTTGATAACTTTAAAGAAACAGAAGTTCAGCATTATAACCCAAATCCTCCTTTGAAGGCAATAGTTATTAATGTGCCGATGAACGCAGCTAGGATTAGGCCAATCGCTGCATAAACACTCCTTTGTACTGGAGCAAATTCCTTTTTTGTGACATATTCATCATTAAGCATGTCTTGAATGCTATTAATTTCCTTTTGGACAGCAATAATGCGTTCTTCCAAACGAACAAGTAATTCTCTTGTGTCCTCTCGTCTATAGTCAGGCGGCATCTTTAGTCTTTCAATTTACCTTGTTTTCTTAATTCTTCTCGGAATCGTTCTCCTGCTTCTCTACGTTTTTGTGCATTTGGAAATCTTTTAGTGTTATTATAATGAACATCGTCTCTTTTTTTCCAAACGTGTCTGTTTTTACTTCTATAATCGTTTTTTTCGTCTTCTTCTTTTACAGTTTTATAACGATTACTACGGATAACTGTTGGTTCTTGAGGTTTAATTACATGTCTATAAACGGCACGTTTGACATAAGGAAATGCTTGGTTTGCAGCTTTTAAGCCAGCTATTAGATCAACTGGAGTTACATGATGAAAACTATCATGCCCGACAATACCATAGATCGCAGCATTAACGCCAGCAAAGCCGGCAGTAGCAGCTGTGTATCCCGCAACTTTCTTTTGTCGCGGCGACATTTTGTTTATGATTTCCCGTAGTCTTTTGCCCAAGGATTACCAACTTCCGCCGCCACCGCCGCCGCCGAAATCACCGCCACCGCCCTTGAAGGCACCTTTGGCACCAATTTTCGCTTGTTTGAAGTCGCCCTTCCATGAGCCTTTGTATTTCCAGAATTTCCAATCTTTATCGGATTTACCAGATGATTTTTCATGGGCTGGATTAGAAGTATCACGTCTGACAGGTGTTCCCGAGCCTACATGTTGATTAGTAGGATTCGTCATAACAGCGCCACGTTTTGTATCTTGAGATTGGAAGCCTTTACTTTGAGCCATTTTTGATCTTGCGACCATTTGATAACCGGACGCATGTTTTCTTGTGGTGCCTGTCATTGCGACTTTATTGGGTTTGACTTTAGTAAGGAAAGAACGAAATGATTTTTTGACATGACCCAAAATCGCTCTAGAGTCTTCTGTAGAAAAGTTCTTTTGTTTGAAAACACTACCATTCACATGAACAGTAGGACGATATGAACCTTCTTTTCCCATGCGGTAACGAACATGGACCTTATGACCATTGATTTCAGCATAGTCTACATAACCCTTGTTCTTACGAAAACGTCCAGGAAGAGGTTCAAGTTTTTCATTGAGGAATCGGATAAAGGAAATCATGGTTTTGGCCCTTTTTGTTGGTTATTCTTTATTTAGAATAACTAGGTCTTATAATGTTACCTTCAATACGCTCCAATACTGCCCCTGTCATAAAGAATAAAGCCCCAGCAAATATGGCTTTATTGAAAGCAAACTCAGAATTACAAGAGGAAGTCCAATTATCACCTTCCTGATACATACACGAACCTTGGCAAAGCTGTAAAACAGGGCAAGATTTACATTCTTCCCGATTTTCCCAATGATAAGCTGTGGTCAATTTGACTTTGTCTAAGGAATTGACATGACCAAGCCTGTGTCTGCCCTTTGCTCCTGTGTTTTGACAAGTCATGATGTTGCCAAGTAAGTCAACAGCCAATTGATCTTCTCTATCCATTGCGCATTTCTGTCCCAAGGAAAATGATGGTCGTTGCATTAGAATGGAGTTGATAGCATTATCAACATGACGAATGATGGTAGAAGAACGTAAAGCTGATTGATCTATAATCTGAAAATAGAGCTTTTGTTGTAAATCTGTCAGCTGATTTTCAGTAAATCTTGATGTATCGTCTCCATTGTAATCATGCACAACCCCCTCAAAGTGAACATTCATTGTGTTTGGTGCTTGAACATCAAATTTTTTATTAAACCAATCTATAACAGCAGACACATCATAAGAGGCTGGTGTAAGAACAGCATTGAAAGAGAATCTACCTTTTGGTATGAGTCTTTGCATCAAATCTTCAATCTGTTTTCGTTGTTCTGGGTTGTCTAGCGGGTCTTCTCCACGCAAATGGTATCCAGGGCCGTCATGGCTCATCCCAATACCAAATCCCCAATCATCAATTTGTTGGTTTATTTCAGGGGTGAGTAGAGAGCCGTTTGTGATCATGATGTATTGAGCATCAGGAAACTTCTTAATAAGGGCCGGCGCCAGCACTTCTATTTTCTTCCAATACAACAAAGGCTCGCCCCCCCAGAATTCAATCTTTGTGGGGATGCCTGTCAACCATTTGTCTAATGTCTTGATAAAAATATTAGCATCGGCAATAGAAGTAGCAGATGCTTTATGAATCTCGCTGGCCTGAAGACAATATGAACAAGTATAATTGCAACCTAAACCGAGCTGGATTCGTATTCGGGTGACATGAGATACTTTCACAGCGGGAGTGATCGGGCTAGTTTTGAAATCCTCTTTCCATTGTTTAGGAGGATAAGGATTCTCTTTGAATAGAGTTCCATCTTCATTTTTTAGTTGCGATGTGTGTTGATTGTAATGCATCGTGAATCTTGTGTTATCACGACGTAACATATGTAGCACGAAATCTTTTGTCATAGTTTAAGTGGTTACCTTAATTGTTTTTTCAGCAATTCCTGTGTAGTTTGCCCAGCCGACTTTGATTCTCGCTTCATCACCAGGAAGGAGCCCGAGCGGCATGAATGTAAATTCTGTATCTACACCAATCTTATAACGTTGTTTGGAAATGTAACCGGCTGTTGTTTCAAGAAATACTTCAACTGGTGTTCCACGCGGATGTTTTGGGTCCATTTTTACACTCAAAGTGATACTTGTATTGCCATGCACTTCATATTTCTCTGCGGAAATATCAAGAGTTGGTCTTACAAAGATTCCAGGCATCCCTTGTTCACATTCTTTAAATGGAGTGTTTACCCAACATTTATTGGAAACTAGGATTATGCATTCTGAAAGAGGTGAATCTTCATAGGGAACGAAAACGAAAACTATGCTATTCAGTTTTTCTCTTCCAAGAAAAGTTGATGATTGTTTATCTTTGAAAATTTTACTTCCAGGGTAGATATTATAGGGAGTTGGAAAATGTTGTTGGGTATTGAAAGCAAGCAACCATTTTTGTGGTCCTTTTCGTTCATTTGTACCTATTGTATCACCAACTTCATTATGATTGTAGCGAACAACACCTTTTACTTGATAGATGCCATCATTATGTTCATATTCAATCTGTTCATGAGTAAAACAAACTGAACGTATAGAAGGAGGCAAATCAATTTGAGTCATGATGCCCATTGTCTTGAGTGTCACCCAACTATCTATATTCTCATCAGTGAGTAAAGATGCATCTTTAGCCATCATATCTGGAGTAACTGGATCAAATACTTTTTCAAATATTACTGCAATAATATGATCGTTTCTGATATAAACACGAGCAGTTTGAAATAATTTAATAATTGGATAGTTTGCTTTATAAACTTCAAAATTACTAGCTATCGTCTTAAATTTTGTTTTTTTCTTAGCCATCTATTTTAATCCTCTTTTATCCACCATCACAAAAACAATCACAAACACAAACACAATTACAGTTGGTGCGTGTTTCTGTCCCTCGCACGGTTGTTCCCACCACTTGTAACCCATTTTTTACATAAATATCCCCCCCACCAATAATTGCAACACCACTTGTTACGCCTGTCAAAAAAGCTGGTGCGCTCTTAATTCGCCCCCAATCAATTTGACCACTACTATTGATAACTGTTGTTCCACCTATTTTATATGTCATTTTTATTATTCACCACCACAATTACAATCACATAAACAGTTACAATTACTGATATCTATGTAATATTTTAACCCAAGTTGATTACTACCAATATTTTCAATTTCATACTTCTTCCCGGAACCCAGACCGGCCCAAGTACCACCATCAATTTCATCTGCGGCAACGGATGTCCAATAAGATGGAGTGCCAGTTAACTTATTCCAGTTTATTTTGGCGTCCGATTCTATAACTTGAGTACCAGCAACAGTGTATGTCATGCTCTTGATATTGCCCTAATAGATGTGCTTGTCATTTCAACTCCTTGAAAATTGGCCCCAGTGATGGTAACTCTTCGTGCTGCTGTGCCAGTAATGATTGTTGGAAAATTGATAACCTTTGCGAAAGCAATTGTGGCACCATCAGTAACGACTTCAACAGTAGCAACGGATATTTTCTTAGCCAAGTTCTAGCTCCAGGTCTTCTATTCGTTTATGCATTTGTTTTAAACAAGCCAGCATTGCAGAAGTTATCATATCAAAGTTGATGGACAGATAACCATCATCATTTTCTTTAACAGCTTGAGGAATCCAACTGCGAACCTCTTGAGCCATCAAACCAATCTTATCATGCATTGGATCAGATTTCAAGCTATAACTCCAAACGGGAATTTCTAGGATCAAACTATCAGAAATTTGATAATGTTTATTCTTCAAGCGCTCATCTGATGAAGTATCATAGGTTGCAGCTGTGATATTGTTGGCGACGACTAGATTGTTTGTAGACTTCGTAAATGTAAATCCAGCATAACCGTTGGTAAAGCCACCGTCATTAAATTGCACCTGAGTTGTTGAACCGGCCGCTCCAGGCACGACACTTGTCAAGCCAGCACCATTACCAAAGAAACCGGCTGAGTTAACTGTTGCCAAACCAGTAGTTGTGTTACCGACTTTCAAACCATCAGCAAGAACGTTAGTAGAATTAACAGTATCACGAATTCTAAGCATAAGACTGTTTGCTAGGGCATTAACAGTGGTGTTTCCAATAGAAAGCTTTACAGTATCAAGAAAAGCATTCGCTCCAATAACAACCTGAGTTGCTTGTAGGCTTGAGACACCTATAGAATTGGAAACTTGAACGAGTAGAGAGTTAGCAAAAGCATTGACTGTTGAGTTGCCAATTGCAAGACTTACAGCGCTCATAAGCATATTAGCACCAACAGAAATAATGGAAGTATTAACTGTGCTGATGCCAATAACAAGTTTTGTCGGGTCTAGGTTTGCTGTGCCTAGAGTATTAGCAATTTTTAGAAGATCGCCAGTGACATTGACATTGATTGTTGAATTGCCAAGAAAAAAGGCTGTGGTGTTTATAAAAGCGTTAGCTGTGGTGTTTCCAACGCGGATTTGATTGTTCGTTACAACAATGTTCGCGCCAAATGCAAACTGACTGGTATTGACAGTTAGCTGATTTTGGACGTTGAGTCCGTGCCGACAGAAAAACGAAGTATTCGCCATAGATTCCCTATCCTCTTATGGGTTAATTAAAGTATTTAGTAGATAATATTGGTAACTTTGCTATTGTCTTCCAGAGCGAGAAAAGCATGATGTTGTTTTGGAACGAAAAGCTCAATGTTTCCAGGCTTTAATATTTTCTCCCATCCATCACCATAAGCCTTGATAGAACCAGCATTAACAATAGTAATGTGTGCAGCGCCTTCTTCATGATCGTGTAGTGGTAATAAATCACCCTTATTATGAAATGTGTAGATGATCAAATGTAGGTTGCCAATCTCAGCTAATTTCATTTCAGGCGACACTAGATGGCGGACCTTCTACTTGAGGAGTTTCTATGTCTAATTGATTTGGGTTCTTTGGGACAGGTATCTCTAAAATGCCGTCTGTCATATGATAATAATGAGTTTCAGCAAACACATTATCGTTACATTTTATCCAATACAAAGGAGGTGCCACTGGAAATCTTTTTGAACAAACTTGAGCAATTCGCACTCCATCTTGAATAGATTCATTTGGAGAAATAAGAGCATATTTCATTTCTTTTAG